CGCAGCAACTTCACTCGCAACATGGGTTAAACCATGGTATACGAGATGAAGAAGAAGCCCGCAAAGCTGAGATTTGAAATCTTCCATAATAATTCTCTCTTTATTGAGTTTAGACTCGACGAATCGAGAACTAATCGGATGATTAGAACTCTCCGCCAAGGAGCTTAAGAAAGATGGTAGCATCGCCAGTAAAGGCGTTGAGACCCGCTTTCATATCTGCGAGATCCGCATCCGAGAACCCGTAGGCGGGTTCGTCGATGACCATATAGACCGAGGCTGAAACAGATTTGTTTACAGCCGAGATCGGGTCAGCGGCGACCTTATTCCGAGTGAATCGGATCTCACGACGAAACCGGCCAACGGCCGACTTCGTTTGCTTAACGGACACAACATGTGCACCGTCAGCATCCTGGAACTGCGAAGTGCCAACTCCCTGCCCTGTTCGGGGCAGATTGGTGGCAACCGTAGCAACAAGAATAGAGATTGGATCAGATAGCATATCAGTAGACTCCACCTGGTATACAGGCTCAGGTTAAGGATAGCGCTAGTACTATGGCGCTATTAGCATCGGAATGATGCTACCTCAGTCGACTCATACCGAGTGCACCGAGGATGGACAATTGGCCCAAAGTCAGATCATTCTGCTTTAGACCAAACCCAAAAGGGCTGCCAGCAATGCGATGATACGAATGTACATTGCGTATGGCAAGAGTCGTGAAGGCCGCAGGATCATCTCCGATATTGGGGAAATAAGTTCCTGTGACTTCAACAGTCTGAGTAAAGTTCACCTCTTGTATGAGGTAAAAGTACTCAGCTGCAACTCGGTCTGCAACGCCAGGTTCCATGTTTTGTATCATGTCACCAACGTTGCTAAACCAGTCTACGAGCCACGACCAGGGAATTGCGCGATAAACCACGCTCGGAGTTAAATCAAGACCCATCAGTTTACCGACTAATCTAGCGGTCCACTGCCAGTCTCGAGGTCCCTCCGGAAGGAAATAGCGAAAATTAGCGCTATAGCGTAC